CTTTCCGGGTATGATTTTCATGTCATCGCCTCATTTCGTAATCACATATGTAACGATACCTAATAGAAACGTGAATATCGCACCTATGAACCAATATTGAACCTTAACGAGGCTCTTTATTTGCTTGCATAGGTTTTGAATCTCGTTCGTGTTCGTTGCATCGGATTTTTCAAGAGTATCGACCTTTGTATCCAACTCCCCAAGCCTTGCATCAATCCTTACGTGCCTTTCAGTACACGTTATCGCGTCTATTGGTTTTGTTTCAACCATGTTTAGCACCCGTCTTTCGTTGGTATTTATTAATTACTCACGGTTGACACCCGTCGCCGTGGGTACTTTGTCCCGGGGTACGCAAATACTCCGGGGCTTACCTTCCTTTAAGAAATTCGTCTTTTGCCTTTTCTCTTGCATTGTCATGGATCTTCTTAAGCGCTTTAGCCTTCCCTTTGTCGCTATACCCCTTATATTCCGAAGATTGAATCTTTTTAGAGGCTTTCTCATAGGCGTACTGTCCCATGGTTCTTTGCCATTTTGTCAGCTCTTTTGGAGTTAAGTATAATTTTTCGCCCTTATTTTCGATATAAGTAGGCGCCTGTTTCGGGACGATGTCTAATGGTTCAATACCTTCGATACCCGAAAGCCTTTCTATCTCGGTATCAATTGCGGTTCCCTTGTCAGATTTGACATATCCGGGGGAAATGAAGTTTTCCGCCGCCCTGCCGGCTATGCTGTCATTCTTCATATCACGGCCCCATAAATCCACTTTGGGTTGAAGGAACAGACTGACAAACGGTATTTTCCCGGCTGCCTGTTTTAATAATCTTTCCCCTTCTGCGCCTAAAAAGAAATCTGTATCCTTATTCACATAGGTTGTCCTGACTTCCGGGGAAATCGTTCTTGCTAGCTGTCCGCCGATTGTAGGGAGAAATTGAAGTGCGTAGCTTTCGGCGGCATTCAATCCGATACGGCCAAGACTGCCACCGATATCATCCTTGTTGTAGGTTGCAATGGCATTGTTAATTCCCTGAAGCATGGACAAATCACTCATAGGGTCTGACATGCTTGCGATTACGTCGAACGTCCTGCCCAATACACCAGACGCGCTCGTTTCCCCACCGGCTAATTTATTATATAATTCCACGCCGATCATTACGGGCATGATAGAGGGCTGCATCCAATCTACAGTATATGTAAAACCACCGAAGTTTATAGAGTAACCCTGCTCTCCACGGATATTGTCGTATGCCAGCAGACGCCCTTCTTCATCTTTCTTACCGGTGAGAAATCCCAATGCCGCCAATAACGCGCCTAATGCCGCTGCGCCGCATCCGGTCAGTCCTTTTGATAAATTGTCAACTGCCTGCGTAGCGGTCATCTTGCCGTTTTTAACGTTCAATAGTATGTCTGTCGTGCCTTTTATAACTCCGATGGGAGAATACTCGATACCTCTTTTTAAGATGTTTATAGGCGTCTTTTTGAACGGCATGATACCCTCGATAACAACCTGTCCGGCTTTCCCCATCCCCTGTTTGCCCTTACTCAGCCAGTTTGCAAATTTCGATACATCTCTAAAGGTCGCCTCAAGCCCCTGTTTCATAGCCCATTCCTCGGCAAACTTAACAATCTTCAAGGCTTTGGGGTCGTTGTTGTTTATCATGTCCACCGTGACCTTATTGGCCTTCAAAACTTTGGCGAACGAATCCACGTAAGCCCCTCGGAAAAACCACATATCAGGGACGTTAAGGGCATCCATACCGAAATGGCGGAGATATTCAAGAGTCTTTGTATCGAAAACTCTTTGATTTTCCATGATGATATTGTTGAAGTCAAACCTCCCAGCCTTGTTGAATACCTTTTTCCCGTTCTTTTCATAGTCCTGCTTGGCGTATTCAAGGATAGCGGGGTCGAAAACGGCTACGGCCTTTGTTCTGATCACTTCTTGTTTTTTAAGATTTTTAATCAGTTCAGTTGTCTTTTTCGAAACCTCCCCGGTTTCCTGTAACTCTTGCGCCGCTTTTGTCTGCGCATTAGCCATACGTGTTTCGTTAACCCATTTGCTTAATATTTCCGGCGCAATACCGACAACATCTTTTGCGTCTCTCATTACCAACATGGTAAGATTGCCCATGAAGTTTCTTATCCACGTTTTAGGGTTTAAAAGCATGGACATATATCTCCATGAATTGATCTTGTCAACAGCTCTTGCGGGAATCTCCTGACCTATTCGGGCGGCAATCTGTCCCATGACCTGTTCACGTTCGGCCTTGGTTTTAGCGTTCTTCATGGCCTCAGCTTCTTCAGGTGTCATTTCAAAGCGTTGGTTGCTCTTCCTGCGTTCCATTTCCTCGTTGAGAAGTTCAATTTGCCTTTGCATGAAAACTAAATCGCCCTCGGGGGTCATCCTTTTAAACAAAGAGAATGCCTGCACCGCTTGGCCCGCTCTTGTAGCCTCTGCCGCAAGTTGTCCGGTTAATTGGTCGGCAAGCTTCATGTCACCGTCTTCGAATGCTTTTGCTAACAGAAGAGAGCCGATAGTTACATCTTTCCTGTCCGGAACCTTCCCGGACTGAATAACGCTATCCCAATATTTTAATGAACCGGATTCACCTTTGTCCCTCATGAATTGCATGGCCTGATCTATCGTACCCTTGTTAGTTTCGGGGACATACCCCAACTCTCCGCGCATGAGCTTGTCAATAATCATTTCCAAACCTTCATCATTTACGTGTTTGCTTTCGGCAATCGTCCGGGCGAACCTGCGGGTCTTGAAATTCTCCCCTGTTTTTGCCGGGAATAAGATGTCTCTCATGGGCATTTCGCCTTTGGGAAGAGCACCGTTTTTATTTACCATTGAAGCAAGTTCAGCAAGTTTCTGAGATAACTTAGTTCCAAAGAGCTGAAGGTCAATTGTTATACTGGGATCGTCCTTCTTGGATTCTACCTCGGCAAGCATGGAAGAAAGCTCATCGGGGTCGTTTGGAAGCTCCTTGCCCTCGACGATATATTTATTGTATTCTTCTTCTATCGAAAGGGCCTTGTCTTGGTATGCCTTATACTGGACTGGTTGATGTTCATCTGCCGTAAGGGATGGCTCGTTAAGCCCGACATCCTCGGCAAGCGTTCTTGTGGGCTCTTTGGTAGGTTTAAGATACGTCGTGCTTCCGTCTGCGTTTTTAGTTTTTGCCCAATCGGAAAGTATCCTTTTCATCCTTACAGTTGTTGCCTTTTCGCCCTTTGCGTTAGATTTAATCGTAACGCTTTTTACCGAATCAATAAAATCAGATTGTTTGTTATACCTGGCGACAAATTCAGCATCTCCGTTTTCATAAGATAATTTCCACGTTGGCTTAGACGTATTAATAAAACCCTTTATGCTATTATTTGGAACAAATTCGATTAATACACCAGTGTTATCACCTTGCCCCAAAGCTAAATCTTTGTTGTTGGACATGTAAATATCGCCCGGCATGTCCACCATGTAATTCCTATCAATCATGGGCAAGGCTGCATCTAGTGATGTTTCATGATATAACGTATTGGAATAATTTTTTAAAAGCTTTATTGTATTGCCGTCCATCTCCGGTAGTTGTTTTTTTGTTGCCGCCTGTTCTGCCTGAGAGCCTTGATTAATCGTTTGCTTGGGCATTGGTATAGTAGTCTGCGCTTGATTTACCACCGGGAAGGCGGGACTAGTCGTCTGGTTTGCTACAGGGAACCATTGCGTTTGCGGCGCTTCTGCTTTGGCTACAGGGAAGTTCTGTTGTGCCTGGTTGGCAATAGGAAAATGTGGCGCTTCTGTAGCGGCTGCCTGAGATTGCGCTATAGGAAATTGCGGGGTTGCTGCAGGAATGGATTTACCAGCTTTTTCTGCCTCTAATGTGCGTAAGATGTTTTGCCGTTCCTCGGGACTCGTCTTCTTTATAAAATTGTCGCCGTACTTGTTGTAAAGACTTTTTACGTATTTATCGGTTTCCGGCAGACCGGTTAATTGTGAGGATAGCGCTGGTTGTGGTGCGGCTTGCTGTACGGTCTGTACCGGCGCTTTACCCGGTTTCCCCGTCATGACATTTGATGCCCCGCCTAATACGCCGCCCACCAGTCCGCCTACGGTTGCGTTTTCTGCCATTTGAACAGGATTAATAATAGCTTGTTCGGTTGTGGAGAATATAGGTGTTTCAGGCGCATATGTAGCCTTCTGAGCCAAGCCTTGGAAGGGGTACTGTTTTAATTCCTCGATTGCCTCTTCTCCCGCCGCCTTTCCCACGGTCTTCCAAAATCCCTTATTGGCTATCAAATCATCAACAATGCCTTCAACGCCGCCGCCTACCTCTATAAAGCTTTCGGGGATAGAATCCAACAGAGCCGCCGTAACTGCCTGCTCTTCTGTCGCGCCCGATTCTTTTGCCTGATTATAGGTGCTGCCGAATGTGTTAACCATTGAGTTTATAAACGACGGGCTTTTAACTGTCTTAAGAATGTTGGCCGCTGTCGTGCCGGTTGCCGCATTCAGTTGTGCCGGCGCGGATGTTCCTTTGGACAGGAATAGTAAGGCAAGGTTTTCAGCCGCTTGGGGTAATGCCTGTATCGCCTGCGCGCCAAGTTTCCCGACCGTGCCTAAATTCCGGTTTGTCCATTCTGCGGCTTTGATCCATTGTTTAGGTTTAACATCTCCTATGTCCAACGCATTTTTAAGGAAAGGGACGTTGTTTGCGCCCAACGCTCTAGCGGTTCCGCTTACCGCCAGTTCTGCCTGTCCTAATCCAGCCGCGATATTTCCGCCCGTCCAGTCCATGGCGTTGCCAACTTTTTCACCGACGTTTGCGACAATATCCCCTGCTCTCGATAATATGGTAGGGTGATAATTCTCTTTGAATTTTTGGACGTCTTTTTCCCCGCCGAGCGCTGCTCCGACGTTTTGTAAGGAAAAAATAGACTTATTGGGATCGCGGGGATAGCTTTTTGTGAGCGGGTCATACAAGGTGTTTGCTTGCCCCGATTTGTACGCAAGGACATCCGTGTTAGGAAGCGCGGGGTTATTCTGCGGCACACTCTCCACAGAGGTAAACCCCCGTGAGCGCTTAACATCTTGCCACGATTTTTCGGTCGGAGCCGCAATTTGCTTTTTCCGCTTCGCTTTTATTTCTTCCCATGTTGCCATATTGCGCCCCCTATTCCCCCGTCATTTGTTCCAGCCACTTTATCGCTTGTTGAATTTCCGGATCGGTCATGTACTGAGATTCATTTTTTAACCATTCACCCGGATCTTTGGCATTCATCATTTCGTTATATATTGCGCCAAGCGTCGGGTCTTCCGACTCTTTCGGTTGCGTGGCGGCAAGATTTTGTAAATCATTTAAGAGCTGATTGTATAGTTTAGTCCCGATAAACGGTTCTATCATTTGCCGACGGCTTACAGCGCCTCTATAAGCTTCGGTCGGGTCGGCGTATGCTTCGTTTGTGCTAAACGCATCTAAATATTTATAGTAGTTTTGCATTTGTTCCGGCGTACCCATGGCTTCGCGTTCTTGGATTAAATCAATTTCGTCCTGTTTCTGTACGGCTGTTTTCTGCTTCCATTGTTCAAGGTCTTTCTCCATCCTTTGTAGTTCGAAGTTCTGATCGTCAATTGCTTTTCTGGCTTCATATGATAACGTCCCTACGGGTATTCCCAAAATAGACGAGGTTTCATTATCGACGAATCCCACCGCGCTTACCCTATCCCACGCGTCCTGAATCTGGGTTCTCTTATTGTTAATGGCTTGTTGCTGTTGGTCAAGTTGAAGCGCTCTTTCGTTATAGTCCTGATCAACCATTTGCTTGTAGCGCTCAAAAGACTGATCGTCGAGATTCATGACTAAATTTGCCATATCCATCAGCCTGGCGTTTTCATCCTGATACTGACCGTATGCGATATTCCTGTATTGAGCGGTTAAGGAGGTCGCCGCTTTTGCGGTTTCCTGAGTTATATTTTGCTTGGTCGCATCAGAATACAGCATACCTCTCTTGGCGAATGACTCCGACGTGCTCTTTTCTATTTGTCCTGTGGTATTTGTTATATCCTGTTGCAAAGCCTGATCCGCATTCGGGTTGTACTGAAAGGGCTGTCTGTTCTGAAGGTTTGAAAGCGCCTCGTTTATCTGCTTTTCATAGGGGTTTACATACGGTTGAATGATTTTATTCCCCGCCTGGTTGTACCCTATTGACTTTAAAAAATCATATGTAGGTTGCGCGGCGTCTAAAAAATTAGGGCTTTTGACCTTTTTTAAAACCTCAGAGATATCTCCCGATATATCCGCACTTGGATTTGCGGCCAATGTGTTTCTTATATTTGTTCCATACTGTTTATCAGGATCAAAACCTAAATTTGGATCGTACATATCGTCACCCCTAAGTGGTTATGCTTGTTACTAAACCGTCAGAAATCACAATCGTTGCCGCGCCTATCGTAAACGAGCCTGTCTCTCCTGCAGTTCCTGTAATATACCCTTGTCCTGAAACCCATCCTCTGGTTGCCACTTCATTTGTGGAAGATGGCCCGCCATAATAAAATTTTCCTCCGTCAGGAATTACCATAATATTGTCTGCGTTTATATGGAGTTCGCTAGAAGGCCATATCCATAAGGAATTTGGATTAATGATAACGGACTGCCCGCCCAAGGCCCAAAAACTTGAACTAAAATACATTCGGCAAGCCGTGGTGCCGTCGCTGTAAATAAATTGTATTTGCCCATTGTTGACATCTTCAGATATTTTAACTATGTTGCTTGTTCCGACGGTAAGCGTGCCGCCGTTTATTGTTGATCCTGTGATTGTACCGGCTACAATCTCCGAACCCGTTATTTTCCCCGTAAAGGCGGCGTTCCCGCTTGAATCGATTCCCACTGTCTGAATTCCTGCTGAATTATATAAAGCAAACTCAAATACGCTTGAAGCGGGGTTATAACCTTCTTTTAATCTCAATGTCGTGCTTCCGCTTGCGTATTGTTTAATTAACGGCCCTTCGATTACCGTTTCACCGTCTTCACTTTGAATGTCGCAAAACTCCGTATATAATCTCTTGACGTTTCTGTGGTCAAGGTTTCTCATTATGTATTCAAGGTCTTTTTTCATCCTCAAAAAGCCATCTTCACTAAAGCCGTATTGAGCGGTATCATATTGAGCCATTAATACGTCCCCCCTTTGATTCTGAGGTTTTTCTGAAGATAGTTGACCCTCACATGTCCTGTACCTTCAAATTTTAACCTATACCAATCTACGTTCTGCAAGGCTGATAAAGGAACCATCTTATTGTACTTCTGCCCGTTCCCGTCAAAGGTCAAATCGGTTGAGGAAACTAAGTCGGTAAACGTCGTGCTGTCTAAGGAGGTTGTGTAGCCTATATCAAGAGTCGCATTGGTTGATCCTTTATAAACCAGCCATAAATCGTGCAAGGTCTTATTACCCTGAATAGACCCGTCTTGATAAGCTTTTGTTTCAAAGCTCCACGGAATAGCGGTGGAATTATCATTTCCGGTTATTCCCGTACTTTCCATATCCCATATTCTACCGTCCGAACCTTGACCGTAAAGAACGTCTGAAACATTAGTGAAGTTCGTAAAGTTACCGGAATCCGAAACCCATGTATTTTTTTCGGTGTCAAACACGATGATTTTATTTATTGACGTCGATTGATAAGGAATCCCTATGTAAAGCTTGCTTCCGTGGACACCCATGGAGATTAAATTTTTATAAGTCCAGTTTATCCCGTCAATCCACTTCTGAACTCTCTGAGATATCTTTTCCGGTTGTCCTCCGGTATACTGATAAATCCCTGAATAATCCAGCCAGTAGAGTTTTCCTTTTACCTCTTGGACAGCCAATCTGTTAACGCATCCTATGTCGTTTGAAATATCAATCAGTTCGTAATCGTTCGGTTCAAATCCGTACAATTCGTGCATGGAGTTATCCGTCCAAACTATGACATGATTTGCGAAAGTCGTTATAGCCGACGCATCGCCTTTGGCGTTGGTTAATTGGATGCTTCCCGCGTCCAGAGAAGTCACCCAATCAGTGATGCTTCCTAGTGAGGAATGCTTTATGGTTCGCCCATCTTCTCCTATCGCATACACTCTGTAAGAATGAACCGTATAAAGATTAGACTTCGGCGCGTCCGTGGTTAAACTTACCAGTGTTGTAGTCCCGTCATAGGCATAAGACTGACCTGTGGTTGCTAAAATGGTATATCTGGCCACTTCGGTATTAAACTCGTTAAAACAGCCCTTTCCGTTGGTTATGGACGTGCTGAGAGTCGTCCACGCGGTCGAGGTCGGTAAGGCACATTTCCATTCGGGACCGTCAAGGACGTGAAGATATGAATTGTCTCTTTGCCCTAAAGCGTTTTGGTTGGATGTTAAAGACAACGTTAAGACACTTCTGTCGTTTCTCGTTTCGATAGCGGGGGAATTATTTGAACAAACGTTTGAAGCGTCAGCCAACTCACTTTCGCCGATTTCAAAAGCAGGCAGGAACGTATTTACCCCCTGCCCGAATTGAGAGACGACCTGTTTGCTTTTATACCTTACGTTCCACATGTTCACCAATCCTTATATGACCAGCGGTTGTTGTTTACTTTTACCTTCTCTTTTGAACTTTTCATTTTTATCCTGCGCCACAGTTCTTTTGCGTCGGACTCGTACCCGTTCGCAAGATCAACATCGGGAGCGTTTCCGGCCTTTGCGATTCTTGCCATGACTTTAAATTTGATATAGTCAACCCAATCCTGATCAACGTTAAATTGAACGGAGATATCGGTTGAGTTGAACAGTGTCGGGTATTCCTGATGCCTTAATAAGGCTGAATATGTATTGTCGGGAACCGGGTATACCCCCATTTCTCCAAGCATGTCATAATACTTGAATCCGGTGAGGTCATTGTCAAACCCTGAAAAATCGTATTTTTGGTAGTAGGTGGAACCCGTCGTATTGGCTATCTGAAGTCCGGACACCATGCCTATTGTGACGTCCGTGGGTAAAGAGTACACACCGACCCCGGATGACGTGTTAAAAGAATATAAGGCGGTCGAGGTAAGATAATCCCAATTCTTTCTTAACTCGTTATTTATCAGCGTCACAATCGTTGTGCTGCTTACTCCATTCGGGAGTAATTCATTTATGTATGTTTTTACTTGTCCTATCGTTTCCATGCAATCACCTGAACCCATAATAACAAAAAATAAACGGCACCGTTGCAAGTGCCGTTTCGCCAAGTATTTATTTTGTATTATTGTAAATCTTCCCCGCTTCTTCGGTAATCATTATCGAAATTACTTCGCATGAATAAGAAATACTGCTCACCCGTTAAATTATATAAGTTCTCCAACTGATTGAGGTTTCGGTATTGTCCATAATCCGGAATTGATAAATCGTATAAACCGTAAGCGTGAATTTTGTTAGGGATTCTGTATCTTTCAATATTACATTGTATGGTGGTAATTCCGGCCTTTATTAAGTCTAAAATTTCAGGCTTCGGATTGCACAAATAATAAGTATACAACGCCTCTATGCAAGTGATATCCCCGTTGAGAATCTTTGTTTGCGGTTCCGTGTTATACGGAGCTTCCTCAAACCATAAAAATTGATTATCGTCAACGAAAGATACCCATGGTTCGGTCTGGTTTTTATGGTCACGTATATCTAAAAAAGATTTTGCCAATAAATCAGCCTTCATTTTATATTTTAATAATCCCGTGGTTTCGTACGCCCTTACAAATCCCCACATAATCATAGCGTTCCCGAAAGCGCTTACATGACCTTCTTTGTGATCTTGATTGTAAATAATATTTTCATACGGGAATTCAACATAATAACTCCCATTGTGCTCTATGATGAATTGATTAATATAATCTGCCATATGTTCTATCCATGGTTTTACCTCATCGACTTTGTTATAAGTAGCGGCATATAAGCATATATTATGAATGTCAATCAGCCAATAATAATAAGATATCTCACTTTTTAAATAGGTATCTTTAATTACATACTTTTGATCTAAAGTTTTAATCATTTCTATAGGATAACCAATATGATCAGCCAACAAAGAACCTACCGAATAAGCAG